TCAAGAAATGATTTTTCAAACTGTAAGTCATAATCTATAAAGTTATTTAGTTCAAATTCTTTTGGAAACGAAGATGCAAAGGAAACAATATTATTTCGCAAAGGATTCGGTTCTTTCATATACATAAACTTTATCTTTTCACCTTCTTGAATACTTGGGTAACGATTTAATAGATTATTATCTTTTAATAGTTTGTTATACAATATTGCACCACGAACATGAATCGGTGTACCTTTCTTTATCAATTCAAATGAAGATGTGTATTTACTTAGACCATTGATAGAACGTGGAAACGATATTTCTTCAGGTGGTAAAGTTTTAAACTGTTCTTTAAAATCATTGACAAACTGTATTAAAGTATCTTGATTCTCTGTCATAATGATTCTTAACGCTTCTTTAATCTTGTCTCTACACGCAGATGGTGTGCTACTCTTTACAGCCTCGATACCCATTATCTTTAGTTTCGGTTCTGTATATCGAACACCTTCTGAATCATGCACATTTAAAATATATCTTTTCTTTGCAGTCCAAATACCTTTATCTGCAATCACTTCTCTTGCCATATCCATTTTCTGTGCATATGCATTTGTGTAGTTTGCAAGTTGTCTATAACTAGATTTAATCCAATCTTCTACAGTCTTAGAACAAATCTCATCAAGACAATTAATAATCTTTTCTTTTGGTTCGTTTTCTATACCTATTATCTTTACAAGTTCACCAAGACGAATATACACACTATCTGTATCAGACGCAATCACATAACTTTCATCTTTTGTTTTATGAATCAAATTGAACTTAGCATTGAGTTCTTTTTCAATCCAACGAATAGCAAGTTGACCAGAAAGAGTAACAGCCTCTGCCTGACGAATATCGTAAAATCTAAACCACTGATTACCTAACGCACCATATGCAGAGTTCAACTGAATCTTCTTTGCCATTTGTAGATTTTTATATCTACTGATACGATTGATAATCTCTCTGTGATTTGCAAGAGGTTTTTCTTTTCGTTTTCGTTCTAAGTCTTTTTCTGCTTCAATCATTTCTGTTTTATAACGAACACGATCATTATACATTCTTTCCATCATCTCTGGTAAGAAACCTTGTTTCTTTGTTGTAAAGAATTGATCATTCGGTGTGATTGTCATGTCTATTTCTTTGAGTGAATCTAGATTTATCTTCTGTTCTAAAAGATTATCTACATCTATTTTACCATCAATGTCTGGTCTGTTTTCATTAATCAAAGTCTCTGGTGAAATATTATACTGCATAATCAAATGTGGATACAGACTATTCAAATCAAACGATACAACCCAATCATGAAAACCAGTAACAGGTTCTTTTACATACGCACCTGCATACGCATCAAACTTTTTGTTATTCTCTTTTGGTGGCATCACTAAATGTTTTTTACACAAATGATTATAGATTAAAGTATCCCACATACGAACTTGAGAAAATACATCTTGATAGTTTACTTTCGCATCATAGGCTAGAGTCAATGCAAGGTCAATCAAACCCATCTTTTCTTCAAGTTGCATTACAAGTTCTACATCTTTGATATTATATTCTATAAACTTTTGAAAGTTTTCTTTATACAAAGTATGCAGATTGTCATACTCAGAATAGTTTATCTTTTCACCAACACCTTCGACATAAGAGATATGACCAAGTGTATATTTTTCTTGACTGGTATAAGTAAACTTTTTATATAAATCGAGATAGTCAAGAGAAGATATACCAAGAAGATTATATGCGAAGTTCTTTTTACCATATTGCATAACACTTTTTTCTTGCACATAACCCCAAGGTGATAACTGTCTTGCCTTTGGTTCACTAAAGAGATATGCAATACGTCTATACAAATATGGTATATCAAATAAAGATGTATTCCAACCTGTAACTACATCTGGTTTCAGTTCTATCCAAAACTCAAGAAATCGTTCAAGTAGTTCTCTTTCATTTTTACATTGAATGTATTCTATCGTTTTATCTTCTGTTTTAAATTCACCAAGACCAAACACCATCTTGTAGCCACTCTTGTCTGCGACAGTAATACATTGAACTTCTTCACTTGCATCAGCAGGATCAGGAAAACCACGTTCAGACGCAACTTCGATATCAAGAGCCCAAATCACTATCTTGTCTTTGTTCCAATTGATGTTGTTCGGATACATATCACCTAGAAACTGATAGATGAAAGTCTCATTACCAAAGATATCAAAATTCTCTACGTCTTTATATTTTTGAATAAACTCTTTTGCTTCATAGATAGTCTCTTGTCGTATCTTTTCTACATAACGACCATCTAATGTTTTGAACTTTGTTTTTTCTTTGACTGGTATGAAAAGATGTGGTTGATAAGGAATCTTTTTCTGAACACGTTTACCATTCTCATCTACACCACGATAGTACACATCATTTTTCAATATTGATACATTCGTATAAAACTGCATAAAATAAAGACCTCTAATTCAATCGTTGTGAGTTATACACCTCTCTCGCATATTCTTCTTCTATTTTATAATTATCACAGAACTCTTTGTACATGGTATTCCAATATTTAATCTGTGTTTTATAATATGTGTCTGCTTCTATATATCCCAAATCTTCATATTCTAAAAATTGTTTTTCCATTACCCACATATGATTTGGAACTATGTATTCTGGTTTAATAATAGGGACAATACGATCTTCTTTTTCAAGTAAGAACTCATCAAGTGTATTTCTTTCTTTTTTTATGTTCATAGGGTCATAATGAAAACCAAATGCGTCTGCTAGGTTTTGATTAAATTCTTCTTCAGGAATACCTTCGTTTTCTTCTTCTTGATCGTGTTCCCATTCTTCAGACATTTTTACCTCTTAGAAATTACCCTCATCATAATTCGGAAATTCATTTTTTAATACCTCTATGGCTGATTCTGCATCTGCTGCCCGTATTACTAAGTTGGTCATATCATCTATTATTTTAGAATGATCACCAACTGCAACAACATTATCAAAGTAGATTGCCAATGTAGATATAGCCTTCAGTTTTTCAGATTTAAAATGTTGATAAAGTGTGTTAAACAAGTGTCCTTGGTGCATTATTCTCTCCTATAGTTTTAAAAGTTTCTCACAAGAACCTCTTTAATAGGTCCTCTTTTACTACCATTACTATTTATGAATCTTCTTGCCTGTATCTCTAGTATATCATAATCACGATATAAGTCAAGTACAAAATCACAATATGAGTTGGATAATAAAAACTTTACACCTCTTTGATGTAATATATTACATATATCTCTTAATTCAATTTGTTTCTTATTATCAAAATCGTATTTCGTGTATGCAGTAAATGAAGATGTTTTTGTTAGTGGTACATATGGTGGATCGAAATATACAAAATCATCTGAACTTGCATTTTTTGCTTCACTCAAATCTCCATATCGTATTTCAATATTATTTGGTGAATTAAATAAATGAAATGCTCTTTTGATTCTATCTTTGTCATAAAACTTTGGATTCTTATACTTACCAAATGGTGTGTTGAAATAACCTTCTTTGTTTACTCTATACAATCCATTGAAACACGTTTTGTTGAGATATAAGAATCTTGCGGCTCTTTGAATGTTTGTTAATGATCTATATTCTACAGAACGATCCAATTCTCTTGTCTTGTAATAAAATTCTTCGGTGTTTTCATAAGTGTCAATTTCACTAATCAAAAATGGTAACTCATCACGAACCATTTCATAAAAGTTTATTAACTCTGAATTGATATCGGTGAGAACAGCCTTTCTTGGTTCCAAAGCAAAAAAGACTGCCCCACCTCCAAAGAATGGCTCATAATAAGTATCGTACTCTTTCGGAATGTGTGGTAATATTTGTGCCAATAACTTTTGTTTCCCACCTGCCCATTTGATCAATGGTTGCATTATCATTTTCCTTCTATTGGTTGTATCCTTATCCACTACCGCCCACATCTAACCAAGGATTTTCACCAAAGTTAAATTCTAAATGTTGTTCTGCGTGTCGAGCATAATCTTTAAAATATCTTATACGTTTATAATGTTCTTTCTTCCAATCACTCCAAGAATATTCTTGTAACCCCTTTGCCTTTCTATCTATCATTTCTATTTTGTAACATTCTTTCATGGCTCTAGGATCACGGAGATATCTCGTCCAATCCGGTTTTCGTAAAGTCATATCTTTCCTTTCTTTATGATAAAGGGGAGCAGATTTCTCTACTCCCCCGTTTCTACTGTGAGAGATGATTAACCAGTTAGAAACTCTTTTTCTTTTACATCAATCACTTCACCTATTTTAATCTTTTTAGGTTTTTCTTCTTCTGGTACAACTTCTTCCATGTGAATAGAAAGTATACCATCTTCTAAAGAAGCACCACGGACTTCAACATTATCAGAAACACTAAAACGTCTATGAAAAGATCGTGATGCTATCCCTTGATGAACAAGTTTCTGTTTTTCAGAGGATTCACTTTCTCCTTTAATCGTTAAAATGTTTTTCTCTAGTTCGATATCGAGTTCAGACTTTTTAAAACCTGCTACAGCCAACTCTATGATATGATTATATCTATCGACCTTTACAATATTGTACGGTGGGTAAGATGGTGATTCCCAATGAGAACCGTTTGTGAGTTGGTCAAATACTCTATCAAAACCAACGGACATCTTACGAAATGGATCAAAATCTGCTGAGGTGAAACGAATAAGGTTTGCGTTCATGAGGTTTCCTCCTTCTATGAAGCAAGGTTAATAAATGAAGTTCCTAAAATAGGCAACTCCGTGATACTACTATTTATACAGCATTAAACATTATAACACCGAAAAAATATTTTTATATATTGAACTGGCAAGTGCTTCAAGGCATTGAGGTGCAACCATTCTACATATTCTCTCTGCTTTTTGATTAAATGTTCCAGTCAATATATAATCTTCTGGTAAACCCTGTATTCTTTTTAGTTCTATACTAGATAGTTTTCTATCTTTTTCATAATGCAATACACCAGAAACATTTTTCTGTTGGCCCATTTGTGTAACTGTAGGACTTGGTAAATTAATCGCAGGTCGAACTAGATTAAATAATGAGCCTGTAGGGTGAACATCTGAACCTTTTTTTGGTTTGTCTTTTAGATTTACTCCATATGTTTCGTTTAACTGCGGCAACCATTTGGAAAGAAAACCATTTTCTATTGCATCAAATAGTTCTTGTTCTTCTGTTTCATCTGTTTTTAAATCATGTATTGCTTCGTATATCGTAACAGGTTCTTTGTATGTTGGTTGAGGATAGATACTACTTGATAGTGTCATAAAGTTTAAATCTGTTTTTTCAAGTATATCATTTCGTATCGCAACAAAAAAACATCTTCTTCTATTTTGTGGTGTACCAAAATCGGCTGCATTTAATACATCACCGATTGCAGTATAACCACAATCTTCCATTGTCATAATAATACGATTATAATATTTTCTTGCTTCTCCAAACATAATAGCATTTACATTCTCACCAACAAATACTTTTGGTTGAATATCTTTTGCAATACGAATATATTCAAAAAATAAATCTTCTACATTACTTACTTTTTTATCTTGACTATATTTCTTTTCTTTGTTCCAACCTTTTTCTCTTGAACCAGAAATACTAAATGCAGAACATGGTGGCGAACCATCTAATAAATCAAGTTCGCCTTTTTTCAGTCCTGTTAAATCAAGAAAGTCTTGACCTGTTAAATCTTTTATATCACCAGTAAGAGAAGGTGTGTTTGGGTAGTTTGCATGATATGTATCTAAGGCTGCATCAACAAATTCATTTACAGCAAGAATCTCACCACCTGCAAGTTTATAACCAGTAGAAGAACCCCCACCACCAGCAAATGTAGATATAACTGTAAACAGTTTTCTTTCAGCAGAAGATTTTACATCTTCAAGAAAATATGGTTTATACTTCATTCTATAAAAATCCTCTATCAGT